ATGTCTAATATAGCACAAATCAACGATACCAAAATATCAATTGTTAACTTCAAATCTGTTCCAGTTGTTACTACAGCAATGCTTGCTGATTTCTATGGAACCGATACAGACAACATCAAACAAAACTATTCTCGAAATAAAGAGCGGTTTGTAGAAGGTAAACACTTCTTCAAAATTATTGGTGAAGAATTGAAAAAATTTGTAGGTGACTTAAAGTCACTTGCAAATTTCCCTGCAATTTCAAATAAAACTCGATCCCTTATCTTATGGACAGAACGCGGTGCTGCACGTCATGCCAAGATGTTAGACACAGACCAAGCATGGGAAGTTTTCGAGCAACTTGAGGATTGCTATTTTGTCCGTAAAGAGATTTTAGCCAAAACCCACAAATCCGAACGTGAACCCCTAACCAATGCTGTAAATCTTCTTGTAGCTAAAACTAAGCATTTGAATTACAGCGATGCTTATAAATTAGTTCATCAGCGTTTCAATGTTCAGCATATTGATGAAATTCCATACGATGTAATACCTGTGGCTGTGGAGTATGTTCACCACTTAATTGCTATGTACAGCAAGGCTGAAAAACAAGGTTCTTTATTTGATGAAGATCAATTTAAGCTGCTCAAGAACCTAATTGATGCAATTATTTCCCAAAACTTTGCTACCAGTCGAATCTATCGAGCAGTACATATGCTTAACAACGAGCAAGGACACTACTTAGCTGAATATGCTTTTAAAACTAATATTGCAGTTCTAAAACTTACTCGGGCAATGGATTTAAGAGGGCCACTTAATAGAAAAATCATTAGTGATGATTTAAAAACCATAAGCTACACAACAGGCAATCAACATTATAGCGACCGTTGGTTTCATCCATTGATGGAATCGGGAATGCTAGCTGGTGCTTTGCGAATTTCTGGTGGTTGGTAGTCTTCTAACAAAAAAGCCCTTCGGGGCTTTCTTTTCATGAGGCACCTGTGTGATACAGGCACCTCACGGTGCTTTTTGGCGCAATAAAAAAACCACCCGGAGGTGGTCTTTTACTCTTAAATTAGTAATTTAGATTTATCTATTTTTAAAAATAAATGCTACGGCCAAAGTTCCAATAGTTACTGAAGCAATTGTTGCTCCTGCACCAGGTTGACCATGTAAAGCAATATAACCACCACCTAAGATTCCGCAAATACCTATAGCGCCCGCGAAAAACTGACCTAAGATTCTTTCACAAAATATAAACTTATTTGTTCTACTAGTCTGTTTACGTCTTTCTTGCGCTTCTTCCGTTGTCATTTTTACAACCCAATCAACGAGGTCGGGACGGAAGTTGTGTAGTTTCTCTAACTCTGCTGTATAAACAATTGGAGCATCTGATTCTTGATGGTGTAATTGAACTTCTTCACCCTTACCATTTCGTGCACCTACAGCAACTCTTTTATTACCGGCCATAGGCCTCCTTGGCTTTTGAGCGAATATCGTTACCAACCATTCTAACATCTCCTCTCAAATTATATTGATCTTCATGAAAACCATTGGCCGGAGATTTATATTTACGTTGTTTATGTGGAGCTTCAAAAATAAAATTAGCACCACTTAACAAATTTGATAAATGACGGACAACTGTATTCATAACTCTCTCCTTAGTGAGGTTTTGATATACACACCCTATCAAATAAATATTTAATAAGAATGAAGATGTACATTTCATTACGTACTCAAACAATTCTTAAAATATATTTTACTTGGATATGCAAAACCCCTTAAGTTCAATGCCTTTAAAAAATAATTAAAAGGGCTAAAACTAAGGGGGCTATGGGCTGTTAAAATATTACAAGTTGACATTTGTGTCAATGACAACCCCTACCTTTAAAAGTGAATAACAAAAAAATTAATCATTTAATTTCAATAACTTACAATTTTTAATTATAAAATAGTAGTTATATAAATTTTTTAAAACCATATGAGAAGTGCGGTATATTGTGCATTTCTTAAAATACCCCGCACTCGATTTTGTTTTAAGAAATAAAACAATAAACGTTTTATTTTTTCTTCTTGAACTCCTTATGCACCTCATCCATAAACAAATTATCCAACGCAAAAATACAGTCATTAAAGATATGAGCAGCTACTGGTAAATCATTATGCTCAGCATAGACATTGATTGCCTGCTGATCTAAAGATAACGGGATGCCCTGCTCATACCGTCTGGATCTGGCAATAGTACTAAATGCCGAAAGAATGGATTCAGCCGCATACGAATATTCTGGCGGATCCGGAATACGGCCGCCTAAGAACTTGATTTGTTCGATTTCGTGCGGCGTTTTCGACGCATAGGTCTTTTGGTACTTATAGAGCTCGATGACTTTCCCAGAATTAAAGCCTTGTCCTTGTCTGCGTCTTCCTGAATCTTCTGGGCCTGTTCTTTAATGAATAGCCAGATTGAAATACCAATATCACCAAGATTAAGAAGCTTTGAGGCATTCTCAGGGGTATATGGCTTTTCAGATTCAACAGTTTTACCGTCTACGATTTCGGCAAATACCACACCTTTCCAGTCTTCAATTAAGTGGGCAGCACATGCATCCATTAACAATTCATGGTAAAGCTTGGCATTTTCATCTTTGACCATCACATCATAGCCTTTAGACGAGATCTGATTTCCTGCCCGTTCAATAGCTACCTGAAAAGGCTTATAAGCGATACCACGGACTTTAAATTCTGCCTGTACCTCTCCATCAGCACCTTTGTATTCACACCATTTTGATACGTCTGAGCTTTTAATAATTCCGACTTTTAAAGCCATAACAACCTCTGAAATTTTAGAAATAAAAAAGCCCATGGGATTCCATAGGCTTTGTTACTGAATGAGCTGATTAAACAAGAGCACGCACAATCGTTGGCGCTGTACGGACTTGGGCAAAGTTGATGTCTACAGTAATAATGTCGTCACCACCGCCATCTGGGTGATTGGCTTCCATGACTTCCAGTTGCGGGAAGTTAAACGAATATTTACTGCCTTTGCTGTCTTTAATATCAAAGGTCAATGTAAACACATCTCGGGTTTTAATGGCATCAATCCACCCTGCTGAAGTTGACGAGAACATGAAAGAAGCATTCGCCTCAATATCCATCATCTTTTCAATATAGAACTCTGGTGTGTACTTACCCGAACCGATACAACGGATTGCTTCAAGGTTGTTATTGATAGAAATGGTAAGAGACTGTAGACACGCTTTACCCTGAATTGACTGGCCGTTTACAAGCAAGTTTTCCACGTTTGGCATACTGACCAGTGGACGTGTTGAAGCTGCAACCGGATTTACAACAGGGTTGACTTGCTGTCTAGTAAATGAGCTACCTACAAGACCAAAGTTACCAGTGATCTTTCCTGTAGTCTGGATAGTAATTTCACCAGAATTGACCTGAACTCCACGGTAAATAAACACCTGCCCAATATCTTCAAAAACTTTAACTAACGTTAATGATTTTCGAACAGTACCGCCAATTGTTAAGCTGTTTGTCGCCCAGTTATTAAAGGCTAAAGCACTTAAGAATAAGTCAAATGTTCCAAGAGATAGTTCAAACTCTAACTGCCCTGCCACTTCGGCTTCAGTAACTACCCCGCCTTGTCGATAGCGTGAATCCACTACTTCGCTGCTTTCTTCAGTAGATACGTTTTCTGATAAGCCATCTGTTACTCTTCGAACGGTGTACCAAATTGGATTTGCAGGAGTTGTTCCTAAAACTGCTTCTTCACAAGCATATAATCGAATTTTTGCGCCTGAACTCATTTATGGTTCTCCAAAATTTAGGCAATAAAAAACCCGCTGAATTAGCGGGTCATTAAAGTGTTTCGTCTGTATCCGAGATTTCTGGCGGTTCCACACCATTCATGGCTGCAGCTACAGCCTCGGATAAATTTGTTGGTTGAAAGTCTATAGGAGTCTTTGTTGGAATAATTTCGGAATCTGGCTCAGGTTCTTCATGTAATCGAATATCGATCCAACGGGTTAATGGAATATCCATTGGATTTTCATGATCAGCAACAACTGCAGCAAGCTCAAAATCAAATTTACGCTTATAGGTCTTAATTGAAATGTCGCCATTTTCTAGAGTTGAATACTCTACGGCAACCACTGTATTACCGTTGGCATCTTTGGGTAACTCAATGTACCAACCTTCTTGAGCAAAACCCAAAGAACCTTTTAGAAGATAATTACCTACATCAATTTTTTCAAATTCAACCGGCTGTTTTCTTGCTTGGTCATTTAATTCTATTGAGTCAGCAAATAGCTTAACGATTGGTGAAGATGACTTAATAAACCCATTTGCATCTACGGTAGTATTTGACTGTGTCCAAAATTTATACCAAGAACTCCATGCTCCCCCTAATTTACGACGAATTGAAGGAGAAATTAATTTAGTGTCTCCTCCATTACCATCGAACGAAATTTGTGTCTGATAATTGGGACCATCAGATCCTAGATTTAATTGTAGTAATGTTTGCCACTGAGAAGTAGTGCCTGAGTTCGTCCAAGTTTGCCCAGAATAAATACCACTCGGTAAGTTTGCAGTATTTAAATCAATACTATTCGTAGCCTGTAGAGTGTTTAATCCTAGACCAAAATTATTGTAAGTTTTACCAGTACGATAAATATCGCCACCAGCAGAAATAAAAAGGTTTGGAGCCTCATTTCCAGCTGTAACCTGATTAAATGTTGGCAAAGAGCGAAGCAAACTATTAAAGATAGTTGTATTTGCTGTCACATTTAAAATGCCCGCTCCCGCATTAGCCGTATCACCGCCCGTAGCAAGCAACCGAACATCGTAATCAGTAGGAGCTCCAGATGTGTGAAAATCAATAAAAGTATTGCCCGCTTCTGACGTTGAACCCATTTCTATAGCAGTGGCAGAGGAGCTTGCTGATGTACCTAAATCTAACCGCTGCGCTCCCTGACAATTAACAAGAATACCTGTTACTCCGATCACATTTCCATCAGCACTCCCAATATTGGCTGCAGCAGCTGTACCTGCACCTTGAACTTGAGAAAGCTGTGGATTTAAGTTTGGAATACCCGAGGCAAATGGCAGCATAAACTGCCGTTTTCCCTGCGAAGCGTTATATGGGAATGGCCGATGATCCCAACTAAATTTAAAAACAAGATTTGCCATTATGCTGTTACCCCGTCAATCACTTGGAAAGTCAAAGTTTCAGTGTGCTGCGTAGTGCCACTAACTACAGCTTTAATATCCATCTGACACAGTCCTAAAGGCCAAGTTGCAGTGCTTGCACTAGATTTAATATTCAGCCATCCCTTCTGTGTGCTTTGATTTAATGCTGCGCAAGTCAAGGTGGCCACAGCAGCACCATCAGCCAGAGCTTTAACCTGTGAAGTGAAGGTATAACCTGTAAGATCAATTGCACGGCGCACGTCATCCGGTGGAAATTGCAGGGCTTCATCCATATCAACTAGCTGCAAATTCAAGTTGAAAGTGTCACCACGCTTAAAGACAAAATTGCTCATAAGTGATTCCTGTAAAAATAAAAAACCACCGATGAGGTGGTAGTGAAAGATTGGTTTGTTATGTGCTCTAATTAACTAAATAACTTATTGATACATTGTATTGAATGAAGTCAGCATCTTTTCCTGCATAAATTGATTCGCCATTCAAACACTCTAAATCCTCAAATGAAAAATGCTCAAAATGGGCCAGCAAATCATCACTAAGAACTGTTAGTGCTTTTTCTCCGGTGTGCAATCGATCAAAACATTGAACCATGATATTACCAGTACGACGGTTACAAGGCTTATCTGCTACACCAGAAGTAAAACTCGGACCGCGTGCAATCGTTAATCGACACCATAAGCCTTCTTTTGGAACCTTAAACCCTGGCGCATTTGGATACTGGATTCTGTCCTGGGCAATACCAGTAAAGCTTTGCATACGATCGATAATAGCTTGCCTTGTCTGCTCTAAAGTCATTGCCATCTTAACCACCGTACTTTTGAGAGATATAAGTAAACGTGGTCTTGTAAATACCTTGCGGTGCTTGATCAGACCAACCATCTTCTAAGCGTTCAGCATAGGGCTGGTTGTTTTGAATATAGATCAAACTACCAAGTTTAAATTTCACAGCTTGAATCGCTGCATCTTGCACGGTGTTTGTTTCAGGTCCACGTACACCATAGTCACCAGATCCAATCGAAACAATATGAGAAGCACGATAAGCGCCAGTATCAACAGGACTTGAAACCACTAAAGACTGAACAGCATCCATTGTAATTTTCTTTACCTTTTCCTCTGCTGTTTTAGCCACATCAAAACTAAATTCAGTTGGCTTTTTCCCCTTCCATCCCATCATTCACCTCGCTTTCCTCATACATCTTAAAGAGATCCTGAGCGATCGCCTGAATTGAATAAGCTTCAAACTCAGAGCTCGGTTCTCGTTCACCCATGAGCTTTTTAATCTTTTGCCAGATATGAACAGCTTCATGTAAAAGCAATCCATAAACTTGAATTTGGTCTTTATCCGCCGTATCACCAATTTGGACGATTGCATATGCGCCATCAGAAAAAGTACTAACTTGTGCATCCGCTCCCATATCCAAAAATTGATCGGCTTTATCCATATCTTCAAATAACAAATCCATATGTAGTTGATTTCGAGCAAGCGTGTACTGCACATGTTGGAATGGCGATATATACCATTCAGGAACATAATCAGGATTAACCATTTTAGCCCCTACACTTTTCGAAGCTGACATTTCCAGATTGTACTGGCTGGATCTTGTTGAATATGGATAACTCGAAATGAGCCTAAGGCTGTTAGCCATTCATCATCTATTTTCGGCACCATGGTTACTTCATTCTGCAGCACTGTAGCCTTTTTATCTGTGGCCAGCACTCCAAGTGTCTGAATCTCATATTGACTGTATGAGCCAAACAGAACGCCACGACCAGAATAGTTTTCTTTAACTTCAACATGAGTTTCAGTCTTAGGATCCCAATTTGTTTTTGATATCCGTTCACACGTAAAGGTATGAACGGCGTCCGCTAAATCTTCATTAAATGCTTCAGCAATATCTGCCTGAATTTCGTCACGTAAGCCCATATCATGCCCTGTAAAGTGGTATGCCAAAGCCATTAAAACTTGCATTTGGATCTTTCAAATCAAGCGAATCAATATAATCAATTGCTATCTGTTCAAAGCTAGAAATCGCTTCAGTACCTTCTTGATACTCTTTTTCAGATTCGACTGAATCAGCTTTAACTTTCTTTCGTTTAAGCAACTGCTCTTTGCCGTTATAAATTACTTTGGCCAGAATTCCTTTGATAATTTCACAAGCCGCGTCTTTAAGAAGTGGATCAATAGGATCTGGTACAAAACCAATCCGTTTTTTCATCCAGACATTTGCCAGTTGAACCAGACGAGCTTTATCACTGTCTGGTGCAAAATCGCTGCCCAAAATTGAATTTGCGTCATCTACAGTAATAAAGCTCATTGCATTATTCCTTCGGGATTAATTTAAGGAGTTCTGCTTTTGTTGCAGACGGCTTGTAGCCAATGTTCTTACTAGCCAAATACTCTTTTAATTGATCATTTGACCAGTTTTCAAAATCATTAACTGCCGTTTCTGTTGCTGAATTTTCTGCCGCTTTTCCAGCTTCCAATTCAGCAATACGCGCTTGCATAGCAGCAACATCATTTTTAAAAGCATCAAACTCTGCTTGAATGCTTACTACCTTTTCTTCAGCCGCTTTAGTAGCATTGTCAGCTTGGAGTACAGCATCTTTTAAACGTGAGTTTTCAGAAATTAATTCTGAACTATCACCATTTGCCTGTTCCAAGATTTCGATTTTCTGTTTAAGTTGCCCATTTTCCTCAACAACTTTTTCACAGTCAGCTTTTGCTTGATCAATGACTTCTTGCAGCTCTGGAGTAATTCCAACCGCTACATTTACAGTGGCCAAAGTCGTTTTTGCAGGCTCTTCCAATTTGCGAACTTCAACAGGAATATCCAGAGCTTGGTAATCATTTTGGATTTTCGGGTAATCACCGTAAATAATTACTTCTTCAGCACTTCGATTCGGATGTTCGTAATAATCAGGATTGGCAATAGTTCCAACCTCTAACGCAGCTGCAGCAGCAATACGTGTATAAATTAGCTTCATGATGCATTTCTCTTAAATGTAAAAAGAGGGCTTAATAGCCCTCTTATAGTGAGATGTTGATGAGTTAACCAGTTGTTGTTGTGCCAGATAGATCAAGCAATGTGCCTGCTGTCATTTTGTTGCTAGTAGCATGTTTTTTCCAGTTGGCACTTGAACCAAGTAAAGTAAGGTCAGGGTTTTCACCTTTTGATGTATCCCAGCTATAACCAAGAATATCTAGGTTAAATGTACCCTCAGCACGCATACCGATTGCCAAGTTTTCTTCATCATTGATGTCATACGCGCGGAAGCCTGGTACTTGTGATTCTGTAACAGTAACTGCACCCATTTGCAAACCAAATGCATCATCATCACCTACGGCATCTGTAACCAATACCGGCTTACCTAAGGTACCCGGTAAACCACCATAGATAACGATTTCAGATTCGCCATAAATTTGATTAGTGATTGCATCATCGACAATATCGAAATAAGTATCTGAGTTCATTACCCATAAACTAATACGTCCAAACTTATCGCCAAACTTACGCATACCACGTGTTAATGCTTTACGCCCATCTACAGCAATACTGCCTTTGGCAACCATATCCGGGTTGCTAGAAATAGCTGCTTTTAAGGAGGCTAAACTGTACTGTAAACGACCAGCAACCAATGCATCTGCTAAATCATAACCAAGAATCATGGCAAACTCTTCAGGTGTACGTGCACGGCGTTTGAATGCCTCTTCAGTAGAAGCATAAGGACCATATTTATATGGGACTTTTACACCTACAGATTCACCAGAACCAATTTTCTCTGGAACTACTTTGGCGGTTGAATTCACATCACGATGTTTGATGCTACCGCCCACTTTGTAGAATGCTTCTTTATTGAAATCACCTTCAATGATCTCATTGCGATAAACAATTGCACCATTAGAGGCTTGGTTAAATACATTCAAATTGTCTTGCAAACGCTCTAAATAAGCAGTTTGTGCCAACTGGTTGTAGATAATCATGTCTGAATTAACTGTTGTAGTCATAACGACTTATCTCCAAATATTTAATGATTAGTTCGGTAGTTTTAGGAAGGCATCATTGCCATGTTCTTTGATGTAATCTGCTTTCTGAGAAACAGACATTTCACTGCGTTTCATTCCAGTAGGTGCTCCACCTTTGCCCCCACCTTGAAAACCGCCACCAGTTCCTTTACCACCTTTAAGAATTAAGTCTTTATGCTGGTATCCACCAACCAATGACTCTAAAGCTTCATCAACATTTGCAAGTTCACCCGGGCGGACACGTGAATAAATCTTTTCGCCGTTCGGATCATATGCAACCACCTTGCCCTCTTCGATTTTGAAGTGATGACCAAAGGTCGCTTGCACCATATCCACAGGTACTGCAATATTGTCTTGAATGTACTTAGAACGAGCAAAACCACCGCCGATAAGTTCTTTATGTAAAGAGGCTTCTAGCGCATCACGTTGCGCAACAATCGGGGCATATTTTTCCTCAACTGCTTTGATAGCTTCAGCTTTAACTTTCTCAACTTCACCGGCATCCACCAGCTTTTTATCGTCGAGATTTTGGATTGTTTGTAATGCCTTTTTAGCTGCCGCTGGGTCTTCAATTCCTTCAAAAGCTTTTAATGCTTTTTCGGCTGCTTCTTTGGCTTCACGATGTGTTTTAGCTTCATTGTTTAAGCGTGCAATTGTTGCTACCGAGTGTGGTGCATCATGTGGCATTTCTTTGCCGTCATCATGAATATAGATCGGCTTATCACCGTCTACTTCCGCATAAACTTTACCGTCGATTGTTACTGTTTTAAGTTTCATTGGTCATCCAACCTATATATACAAAATGGGCATCCGCCCGGATTCGCCGTTGGCATCCGCTTTCGGCAAGCAATAAAAAAGCGCCCTTTAGGACGCTTCATTTCTATAAATGATTATTTACTTAAAGCTTGGCGTACAAATGCATCTTTTGCTTCAAGTAGCTTTCTTAATCCTGTGGATTTTTCAGGCCCGTCAGGAAGTTGCTCATCCATTTGCCGAGCTAAATCACCAATTGGCTTACTAACTTGCTGCAAATGTTCAGGTAAATGTTCATATTGGAAATATTGGATAATAGGGCTTGGCATTTTCTTCTCGCAAAAAAAGCACCCGAAGGTGCTATGGTTAAAAATTAAGTTCTATTTGATGAGTGCAATTGCTTTTAATCTTTCAAAAGTAAAACCATAAATTGCCATGGCTCTTGAAATCTTAATTTGAAGAAAAGGCACCAGAATTAATTTTGTGCTCAGAATATATTGAGCATCTGACATATTGATTTGCTTTTCAGTCATTTGCAGTACCTTTAGCTACGTTTCCTTTGCGCCCCAAACCCTTTGTCTAGGTTCGTCACCAACCAAGCGGATTCCTTGAGGACCACCTACATCAAATGTTGCTGTGATAGTCGCTGGACCCTCAAAAACACCACAATTCATCTTTACAGAGGTTAATCCAGCTAATGGAATACCTGTTTCCTCGTCACAAAGGGCGAGATGAGAAGATCTATCTGAAACTCTTTTAAGAACTAAATGTCTAACTTTTGATTCACTCATAGGCCAAACTCCATAAATGAGAAAAGCGCCGTTTGGGCGCTTATATAGGTGAAAATTGTGTCTTAAGTGAGTTTAGGATTACCTGTCATCGGCAATAATTACTCACATTTAAACCCTGTTCCAACAAGGTCTTTTTTCAAATTTGAAACGAGAGTTTGTTGTTCCTGCTGTTGTCCACTAAGATAATTTTGATCTAGAGCTTCTGCACCATCTAAAGATTTATAGAGCTCTTTAGATTCCTCTAAATTGTCTTTTAAAAAAGTGGTTAGGTTTAGTTTCGCCTGAGTCGCTCTACACAAATTATTTTTAGCTTCTAAATCTTGAGCAGCCTGTTTTACTTGGCCAGTTGTAGGATCAAAAGAATATGCATTTGCCATTGCTGACTCTAAAGCTTCAGACAATCGATCATATTCTTTAAGATATTTTTCACTTGGTTCAGCTAAACATGTGATTGAGATGAGAGTAAGAGATATAAAAGCTATTGTTTTCATATTGTATAAATTCTGATGTTTTAAAAAATATAACATAAGAAAAAATTACAGACCCAACTCTTTAAAAGATTTTTCATCCAACTTTCTTAACTCATCTAAGCTATACAAACGCCCTTCAGGATCGAAGAACTTATCAAAATCAAACCTTCCCTCTTTATAGAGCTTAAAGCGCTTTGGCCCTAGCCACTCCCTTTGAAAGAAATCATCTGTTTTCTTAAAGAACTCTTTGAATGTGGTGTTTGCATCTAACTGCCCTATTAAATGGCTTCGCTCATCTTTTGGAATGTCTTTAACTCGACGTTCGTCCATTACAAATGGCCGTTCGCCAACAAGTTGACCGTACTTCTCGACCGGAACCAAGATACTGCGACAGTTAGGATGTAACGGCGGCACTCGCTTTGCCGGATCATTTATTTCCCACACTGAACCATCTAATGAAGCGCAAAGCTTAGAAGTTCGTCCATCTAAAACGCTAACAAATCGGACATATTCAAAGCCAATTTGGTTGAAGCTATTTAGATAGGCTTGATTAGCTACATGACTTCGCACAGTTCTTACCGTTCGCTCAATATCAGTTTTGGTACCATTTAAGATCCCATCTTCATAGTTAAGCCGTTTGGTGCCGCGAATACGCTGAACTATTTCCTGATTTGTTTTACCTGAGTTGATACCATCCCGAATTGCATACTCAACCTTTTGACGGGCACTTTCAGCAATTCTTGAAAGCAGATCATCGACAAGAGCGCCACCTGCCAACGGAACTTTTTTAGCGGATAAGAATAGTTTTTCCCCATCAGGCTTATTAATTTTTGCTCCATAGAGCTTAGCTACGTAATTGGCCTCATAAACAGCCAGCGCCGTAGCAGAAACGGCAAAAGCTTCAGGTAATGCTAAATTAACACTGGCAAACCATTGGGCAATCAAATCCCTAATTTCCCTTAAATTTGAAGTTGTATATTTACCACCAGCTAAAGCAACTTTCTCCGACTCATTAAGCTCATCCAATAAATCCCGAAGCTTAGATAGCATCTTGCTCGTATCATCATTGAATAAAGCCAATAACTCATTTACCGTTTTTGATGAAGCACGATAAAGATAGGCCTGGTGCTGAGTGAGTGCTTCAAATAGTTTTTTGATATCTGTTGCCATCTCACTCTACCTTTTGATTTAAAGTCCCATCTTGCTCTGCTTCAACATTCTGTAGCTCTTCTTCATATTTTTGTTTAGGGAACATACCTGTTTGGTTGTATTCCCACCATGATTTAAATGAAGATCGGCCTTGTAGAGCTGCTTCAAATAACTGTCGAGCTAACTCAGCTAAATAACCCTGTTTGTTAAATTCTTGACTAATTTCGAACATCAAATCATCTTTAGTTAGAACATCCACATTAGGCGTTACAAACTTAGCAGCCCATCGTAATGCTGCTGACAAGGCTTCATTCATATTAACGACACAGAGCGAAAGAACTGAATGCTGAACGGCGTCATCACTATTTGCCTCTGTAGCGGTCTTTTTACTTCCCGAGCCCTTCTCAATTAAACGCGCCCCCATCTCCTTCATTTTTTCCCACTTATCTTTCATCGCTTCCCGGGCAAGAGTATTAGGGTCGGCTTGTACAATTCCTAAACCACCATTTTCAGGTAAAGGCAAAAGTACTTTCGCTCCAATGTATATGCCACGTTTTTTGGCTTGGTCGTACCATTCCCATGTAACACCCTTTGCAAAGTATTGAGGTTGCCCCATATAAAAAACGGACTCTTGAAAGTCCGCGCTGTCTCTGTAATGGGCTAAATTGAGATTAGCCAAAGGAAGTAATGGTGGCTTTTTAATCTCTTCTGAATTATCAATTGCACCTACAAATGTAAAAGGTATATAGGTCCAGAAATTCCCGTTGTAATCTGTTGGAAACTTCTTCTCTCCGCCAACCCAGTTACCCTTTTCACCCTTTGTGTACACCTGAACGGAATAAATATATTCCCCATTTCCCTCTTGCTCTAAACGAAGTACACGATATTGCTCTTGTTCGGTTTTACTAAAGCCATCAGCACCGCGCTCAGACCTAAATTCACGGATAACCACGAGACAAAGTTTTTTCTGGTTATCGACCATTACTGAATCCCAATTCACTACATCTATGGCATTCAATAAATGAATCATTGGATAGGCTTTTTGCGCTTTAAATTCCGCTAGATTACGAGCTGGTGGCACATCGGGATAATCAACATATAAAGCGCAACGATAATGCTTCAATAAGTGGCGAATTCCATTTTGAGCCAATTGATAAGTACTTAAACCGGCTCCATTCGCATTACGTTCTAAATGAGCAAGCTCGGGAGGAAATTTAAAACTTGGATCTGTTGCAAAAGCTGCTCCAACTAAACTATTTGATGTAGTCCCTGTTACTTCATAAAAGACTGCACGAGTAAGATAAGCCTCATAAGCGCTTTTATTTGCAGGTGATTTATCATGTGCATTTGGCATCGGCAAATATTTTTCACCTTTAGCCTTAACCGCATCTTCACCTTCACAAACATCATCAAGTTTTTGCCAGTATGGCAAGTTTTTAACATATTCAGGATGTTTAAAAGTTACGTCACTCATCGAGCAAATCCCATATCAGCAAAGAAGGCCTCAAAACCTTCATGTAATTCATTAAACGCATCTGAGGCTGCATCCACTTGGTCATCATGTGTACCGTTAGGAAAATGACGAAGCTCATCAATAAAGTCCTTATTCCATTCACCTTTGAGCATACGTACATTTCCTACGTTAACTTGGGCCGCAAATGGTTGTGCCCGTGTAAGCTTGTCACCTGAAATTGGTTTGGCTATCACGCTATAACCCGCAAGAAGCTTTACAAATGAACTAGCTTGCGATTTACCAGCTTGACCAGGGTCTTGTGGTAGGCGCACAGAAACTTTTTTCCCATCTATTTTTGCTGTTTGTTCTAAGCGCTTATTCACATTGTCTGGACCAAGCTGTCCTCTAGTTACATCGACAATGTAAGTAAAACCATCTGCGCCTAGAGCTTCTCGCACACCTACTGTAAAGTCGCCCTCATTTTCGGTAGCCCCAAAATCCCAAGCCCTAACTTGTTTCACTACATCCGCAGGCAAAGCATCAACAATTTGAATATTGTCGGGCTTAAAAAAACCGCCTGCTGGCGGTGATGGCATTTGTCGGTACTGCCCGGCAAATACATATGGTGCTGCTTGCTCCATTAGCCTCAATTTTTGGATATTGTGTTTTGCTGGCCACAGTGCGGATCCGTCTTCCTGAATAGCTGAAAGACATAGATGCTCCCATACTTCACCGTTACCACCAGCTACAGGAACGCCGTCTTTTCTATCACCTAGCAACCATCCAGCTAAATCATCTTCATGAAGTCGCTGCATAATCACAATGATCGGCGTATCTGGCGAGTTAGTACGCGATTCGAGTGTGTTCTGAAACCAATCAATTACCCCTTCTCGAATAGTTTTTGATGAAGCTTCATGTGCTTTGTGCGGGTCATCAATAATAATGCAGCCGCCAAAGCCTTTACGAAGTTTTCCTGCACCAAAACCGGTAATCGTGCCGCCTGTACCAGTCGCATAGCAGACACCACCTTGGGAAGTTCTCCAGAAGTCTTTAGCCTTACTATCATCACGCAATGTAAGCTCGGGAAAGACTTTTCTATACGCCTCTTCTTGCACAAGGGTTCGTATTTGGAAGGCATTATTTGCGGCAAGCATTGCCGAGTAACTGATATGAATAAACTCACAGTCTGGATTCTTACCAAAACACCAAGCCATAAAATTAATTACAGCAATTTCAGTTTTAGAATATCGTGGTGGAACGTTAATAATTAACCGCTTTATCTCTCCGCGATAAACTTTCATCAAAGCTTCACAGATTTCTAAGTGGTGCCAGTTCTGCATCCATTTATAACCACGGCGCTCCTTAAACATGTACCTTGTGAAGAAATATAAATCTTCTTGCGCCTCGATTCGGATGGCTTTATCCCGAGCCGCATCAGTACTCATCTAAGACTTCCCTCCGCGCTTTTAAGTAATCTTCCATTGGAACTGGAATTTCAGAATTAACTGTTTGGACTGGTCCGCCGTCTTTGCCTGTAATTTCTTGGCGATTAGTAAATTGACCACCAATATCTTTAGCGGCTTGTTCAAGAATTTTTAAGGCTGTTTTGACGTTTCTAGTCTTCTCAAGCTGTCTTTGGTATTGCTTCAGTCGGTAATACTTGTTAGCAATAGGAATATCAATTAAGCCTTTATCAAACTCATCTCTGGTTTTTTCAAATAGTTCGACATACTTTTTGCTTAAGTTTTTACCAGCAACTTTTGTAGGGTCATAAGTTGCAACTTGAACACGATCTATATCAACGCCAAACTCTTGTTTTACGAGTTCCGCCACTTCTTGAGGTGTATCACGACAAGCAAGAGACTGAACTATAAAGATTTTCACAGGCTCTTTTAGTGTCGCCATAACTTCCTCATCGTATAACTACGTATAACAAAATGGGCAAAAAAAAGAGCCAAAAGGCTCAATTGATTACACAATTTCCGCAGCATCTTGAAATATCAAGATTCGAAACAAACGGCGGATTTTTTGCGACTTCAATAAGTCGCTTAACATTTTTGCTTGGTCCATAACGTTTAACTACGCCAATAAACTCTTCAACGTCATGACCTGCAAGATAGTGCTTAGGAAGACCAGAACTATCGCTATAAACAATTTCTCCGTCCTCGTCTCTCATCACTCCAATGTGATAAAGCTCATGTTCAAGCAAAGCACAGAACTCTGTATCATTTGCACGCTCACAAAAAGAAGCATCGACAGTTATTAAGTAAGTTGGCACAAAGCCGAACCAATCTCGCATCTGTTGCTCTTGTCTAGCTTTACGCCATCCACCAACATTGAACATGACTTTTTCACATTGCCCCAGCACCATCGCCTGCTTGCTTTTATATGCAGAAGAGGCCCAAGCAAATGCTAAAAATTCTTCATTATCGTGAAGCAGCTCAGCTATGTGATCATGATCGGGGTTATAAAGAGGTCCACCAATAGTTAAGTAATTAGCAACAACCCATTTTTTTAGATCTGGTGCCGGTGTTAGTCTAATTGCTTCTTCTTCATCTGCTTGATCAATAAAATCAGTCGGTGGAAATGGTCTTATTTGCTCCATCTTCAATTCTCGCTAATTCACTTTTTATCCAGTTGATGACATATCCCGACAAAATAGAATCTGGATGAAAGCGCTCTATTTTATAACCCATCTCTTCAGCTTGATCATATCGATCAAGACTCCATGCTTTATTTGCCAGCTTTCCACCACGTCCACCAGACCAGGGACCACCCTCAATTTCAATGAGCAAACGCAATTTCACAACATGAAAATCAAAGCGCCAGTGTTTGGTATGGATCGGTTGAAACTTACTTTCAAAACCAATCGCCAAATCCTCAAGTTCTTCCTTAAGTGTTGCCTCAGCCTCGAGATATTTTTGCTTCGCCTTAGGCAGTGGTCTGGATTTGGGTTTGGTTTTAGGTTCTTTTTTCCGAGTAAGCCAAAAATAATCTTTACCATCCATGCCCTAGCCCCTTAAAAGAAGCCCTCAGGCTTGTTGTTGAGCCGTGCAATTAATTTGTTTTGCTTTGCTATGGCTAAAAAAAATCGCTCATCTAATTGAGCGATCTGTTCTGTAGATAATCCTTTCGTTGTACAGCTTCCCAAATGATTTAACTCTACTTGGAGCTGTCTAATCTCATGCGTAATTTTTTGAAATTCAGTCATACATACTCCAAAAAGAAAAAGCCCCGCCAATAACTAGTATGTAGCGGGGCCGTTTGCGCCGTAATCCGTCCGGCTAAAAGAGAGGTGTGCTTATAAAACACCCCTCACGAGATTAAAAATCTTATTTGCGTGTATTCCACTGGCGAATAGCATAATTAACAATTGATCTTTCTTCATAAACAGTGTCGTAATGAAAATTTTCATCCCAAGCGATCATCGCCCAAGCACTAGGGCCTTTTGATCCACAATCATGACACCATGTGAAAGCATCCCACGCTATAGAGCCGTCTTCATCTGGTTTTCCATAATGTGAAGAATCCGTACAAATTGAATCAGATCCACAAAATGGGCAATTCAAAGGTTTTTCATCTGGCCGTAATTCTGGTTTTTCTTGGTCAGCATGCCAGGTGTTTTCCATTTTCAATGCTCTAGATACGCAAAAAGCCCACTAAAATTAGTGAGCTTCTATTAAATTTTTCTGGCGATCCATGTATAAAGCGCCCATTTTAGAAATACTTATACTCAACCGTTCTGTTTATGTCAAGCAAGGGTGATTTCTTCTGATTCAAAATGAAACGATCTAGCCAAGCTTGTTCTAATACTGTTTTCCCAATTCTCTATACATGCTTCAGCAATTAACTCGTATGGTTCATAGCGCTCAGAATATCCAGATTTAGATACTTTTAATTTTGCGATCGTGATTTTTTCATGCAATGTATAAGGGCGTTTCCCCGTACCACCACATTTATCACAAAATTTAGAGCCGTTTGGATATCCCTTTTCATTGAATAACTCCAATTTGCCTAATCCCTGGCAATGGCCACACATTGCCTTTGTAAATAATCGCCCACGCAAAACAACCTCAGCAATACCTTTGGCCACATTTGATAAATCGCCCTGACAATTATTTGGCTTAAAGTTCTTTTTGATCATTTCACGATGGATCTTACCCGCCAGTACGTTTCTAACGCGGAAAAAATCAGCTGAGTTAATCTCCCCTTTTTTTATTTCAACTTTACCCGGTATTTCACCAATACGCTTTTTTGATTCCTTACCATTAATTATCCTGGTCTCATAAATTTTCTTTGTTTCTGTGATTTCTGCAATGCGCTCAAAATCAACACGTTCAAGCAGTAATTCTGCCCATTTTTTTGCACCTGCAGGCAATAAGGCAATTTCTCCCAAAACAACATGCTTAGTAATTTTTCCTTTACCTTCGCTTTGAGCAATAGCAAGGCGAAGTAACTCAATAAAATCAAACTTTTCAACTAGCATAATCGCCTTCCTATTTACCCTTAATTAATAATTCAATTTGCTTTAATGCCATACCGGACTTAACTTGCTCTGTACTGAACCGTAAAACTGTAAAACCCATCATTGCTGCGGAGTTGTATTTCTCCATATCCCCTAAATAGCCCTTGCCTCTTGTGTGACGGCCTCCGCTCCAGATACCACCTTCTACCTCAATCAAAATCTTTGTACCCGTTATTAAAAAATCTGCTCTCCATTTACGTGTTGGATGGAATTTATATTCCTGTTCAAAACCAATCTTGCACGCTCTTAAATGCGTTGCCAGTACCATTTCACCCACACTTGGTTGTCTGGCAATTTGCTTTGCTGAACACCGCTTTTTATTTTTCTTAATAGGAAATAACTTACGGTATTCAGCAATGCTGACTGATGACATCAAGCACCACCTTTCAGCAAATGGTCCAATTGATTAGCAAAGCAGTTATAAACTCGCGCTTTATCCTGATCACCAAAAAGGCTTGAAGCATGAGCATCGTGTTTATACTTTTGAACTAGGTTTTCAATTGAACTTCTTAGCTCAACTAAATTCGCTTGTTGTTCTTTTTGAATCTCCCAAGCCCACTTTCCAGATTTACCCTCAAACTCACTCATGACTGGCTCCTTTTCCTCTGGCAACTTAGTCATAACACCATCTGGAAATTTAAAATCTCCATGCCACTTCCCGTTTTCCCAAATAGACCAAATCCCACATTCATCACTGTTGTAGTAATATCCAGCCTGCCAATGTGTCGCACCTTTAGGGCGGTGTTTTAATATTTGTTCAAACATGACCGCCTCCGTATATTGACTCGTGGTCGCGGATGGCTTGCTCTAATGCAAGTCTTTCAAATAATGTCGCGTACTTGCTGCCATTTTTATTGATGCGGCTTAGAATCTCTTTAGCTTCTTTAATACCGCCATCAAACGCATTAATTTGATCAATCGATTCCAGCAGGCGCTTGAGTTCGGAAATGTCTACAAAATACTTTTCTCGATCAGCCTTGCTAATCTCTACACTTTGACCACATTGGAACTCGAAACCTTCATTCCATTCAGTTGCGTTAGAAGGTGCTGAATCTACGATTTCCTTCGCGTATTGCAGTCCTTTATCTCTAATCAATTTAGATGCTTTCATGCATTCGCCCCTTCAATTAACTGCAGAATATTTCGAGGAATAGGCATACCTTCACGGCGGCACATCTCTGCGTATTCGTGCGGATTATCGAAAGGATCTGGACCTAATTCCTTTTCAAGCTCAGGTTCTTTTTCTTTTGCCTGAAGTTTTTGTACTGGTGCAGGTTTACGGCCGTTAATCTTTAACCGTTCCATCAAAGATTTGAGATGCTTTTGCGCTTCGTCATTGCTTACTGGGGTGTGTTCAGGTTCTTTATGCTCTAGTTGTAGCGGTGGAGTGTAAAACTCTTGCTGACGGCCTTTTAACTGAGCTTTAGCCACCATCACGTTGTATGTCCCGAAGAAATTATCTTGAGCTGCTCGCATTTGGCCGGCTTCGATCAAATACATAACCTCGTCTAAGGCGTACTTAGTGATTTGGGTAATAACCACGGAACGGTCAGTTGTAAACTTACATGCGCGAGACCAAGCTTCTTCTGGAGACATCCAACTTTCACCGACACACCAGGTGCGAAACTCGGCAAATGACGGCATAAAGCGTCCACCTGCTGTAAGTAATCGAGCAAGTGCGTTGTTAAATTGGTTTTGTTGAACGCCAACCAGTGTTTTAAGTGCGATTTGCTCAACCACTGACAGAGGAATTGCACTTTCGCCTGTTGCTGGAAATTGCTTATTGAACTGAGCAGCGTAAACAGTGCGAAGAGAAGCGATTAATTGACGCACTTCGTTCAAGGTAATCTCATGCATGACCTACCTCCTCAATCATTGGAAACTTTTTTGCTGGGGTTACATCCACGATTTGAGATTCGCTCTGTTCTTCAAAAAGATTAGCGAAGTAACCCGACTCTTGTGGTTTTTGACCGGTTGAAGTGATTTGCTCTTGTTTCTTGCGGTTTGCAGCAACTTGTTTCTCGTTGTTTTGAACCCAAGAGAACCACTTAACCAACCAGATGCTTGGTGTATTCAACGAACTTGATTCGTTTGCAAAGTACCAGTCACCGAAATTTTGAATCATGGTTCTCAAGTCGATTTCAGGTACAGAAACAAATCTTTGTTGAGCAAGTGAGATGAAATCGTATTGAAACTCGCTGTATTCAGAAATGAATTCACGCATTGAGTAACGCTTGTGATCATCGATCTGATACTGAGCAAATTGGATTGGTGTAAATTGCGAATTTTCTTCACGCGCATTACTACTACTATCTATATATTGGTTATCGGTTAACGGTTTATGGTTAAGGTTTTTTTGGCTTTCACTTTCAGAACCCAAAATTAACCCACTGGGTTTTTGTGGGTTTTCAGAATTAACCGAGTCGCCTTCACTTTGGTTTTCTTTTGGTTTTTCCTTACGTGGACGCCCACCTTTCTTACCATTTTCACGATTTTTATCCCCTACTTTTTGATAAGCGGCGATTTCTGAATCACAACGTTTGTTGTGAAACCCGTCTTCCTCTTCCACAAAAAACTCTTGCAGCACAATTAATACTGCATCCCTTTCTTCTTGGGTATTTGCACGTAACCGACGAAAAACCGACTGGGTTTCTTTGGGTAATGGTTTTTCATTCAAATAATAAAAATCGAGAGCACGGCGATAAAAGCACTCTTCAACTGGGCTAAGGTGCGCTGTAGCAACCATAAAGTCGCTGATATGGTGGAGATATTTATACATCAGTGACTGCTCCTAATTTTACAAGACCGCGCATTTCCAACTGACGAATAATTCTTGGAGGAATAAATTCGTTGTTGATTTTGTAGCGAATGCGCGACTTTTCTTTCACCTGAATTAGCTTGTGCCCATCCTCCATAAGACGGCGAACTGCTATAGCCTGCCCCCCCATATGAGTTAATTCTTCAAGTTGATAAAATCTTTCCTGAGCCTCAATTGCGGCATTCATAACTGAAAGTGGCATAGCTGCTAATTCTTTAGCCGAATAGATCTTTACTGGTTGTTCCAGTGGAATTACCACCTCTAGCGGTGTGGTAGAAACGGAAATATCCTGTTTTCTTCTTGCTGCATATCTCACTTTTCACCATCCTTTGGCTTAACATAGCCTCCAAAAGAATCAACCAAACACGCCTTGGTTAAGCTGGTTACAATCTGCTGTGCTAACCACTGCGTTATGCGAAATTGACGAGCCATAGCCTCTGAAAATTCAACTTTGGTTACCGCCGCATTATTTTCGTCATAACCTTTGTTACGTAAATTTTGCTTTTTCACCTCAAATAGGTGCCCAAGCACTCGCAATGCAGGCTCGTAAAAAGATTGGATTTCACTTTGCTGACGAGAATCTTTGATTTGCTGTGTAAAGCTGTTCATGACACCTCCGCTAATGCTTGCTCAGCGCTTGTTAGTCGGCGTTTGGCGTTGAGCTCTGCTACTGTTGCTGTACGGATTTCTTTTGATGAAACTAGAATCAAATGTTTCTCTGATTTGATGGTCCATAAACTAGTCAAAGTTTTGTTTTTAACTTCAAACAAATCATTTGATTTGAAAGTACGGCACTCTTTAGTAAGCACTACAACGTCACCTATTAAAAAATCTGGTGAGTTGAGTTCGATTGGTTGTTCTGATAAATTGTTTGTGTTCATTTGATCCACCTCAATTGAATGCCTAGAAGCCTGATTTCCGAGATCAGGCTTTTTTTATTTCTAAAATTTGAGATTCTGGGTTTACCCCAACCTTCCCTATTAATCCCAAACGCTCCCTTTTCTTCCTATTTTTTTCAGCTCTTTCAAGCATTAAGCTAACCTCATGATATTCACCCATAATGGCTTTCTCTAAGAGGATTACAGCTTGATGCGCATAATCTTTACCTCGGACATCCGAGATCAATCTCAAACGTTCCATCATGTCAGGGAGCATCTTCAAACGAAGATCTTCTTTTTCAAGGCTCATATTTGTGTCCTTAAAGAACTTCGACTTTATTTGTAAGGGGTTCTTTTCCTTCAGCTAAATCTCGAATTTGGTATTCCCTAGCTAATGGAATTTTTTCATCAGGCCACTGACTAATCGCTTGAGTGCTAATACTTAATTTGCAGGCTAACTCAGTAACACTGCACTCCAATAAGGATAATGCTTCTGTTTTGGTCATGCATTTCACCAATAAAAGTAATTTTACTTACCTTTATTTAAACACATAAAACTTACCTTATCAAATGGTAAGATTTCTTACGAACGGAACTGGTAAAAAACTATGGAAACTTTAGGTACTCGTTTAAAGAATCTGAGAAAGTCTAAAAAGCTAACTCAACAACAAGTTGCTGATACAATTGGTGTTTCTAAAACATCAGTAATTTACTGGGAAAAAGATGAGAACCTACCTAAGCATGATAGTTTAATGGCATTAGCTCAAATTCTAGAGGTTACTTCTGATTATCTTTTACATGGTAAAGGAAGTGATTCACTAGATAAGAACGTTACTGCCCCATTTCCAATAGCGGGTCGTTTAGTGCCAGTTATTTCTTGGGTACAAGCAGGAACTTGGACTTCGGCTGACTCTGTTCCAATGGGAACGCAATTTAAAGAATGGTTACCACCAAATCCTAAATGCGGTAAAAATGGTTATGGTTTAATTGTAGTTGGTGAATCTATGTTTCCCGATTTTAGACCAGGTGATAAAATATATGTAAATCCTGACTTTCAAATAAGTGATTTAAAAACAGGTGATTTGGTTATCGTTGCTTGTGATGGTGATACTGAAGCCACTTTCAAGAAATTGATCGTAGAAAGCAATGGTATGTATTTAGAACCTCTAAATCCGAAATGGCATGAAAAAATTATGGCACTTCGCGAAGGATGTAAATTGGTTGGGAAAGTTGTTGGGTTATACAGAGATGTTTAACTCTCAATTTAATAAGGTAAAAATTAATGCTTAATAGAAATGAAATTATTGATATATATAAAAGTTATGGTTTTATATTTGAACGGACTTCTGATTACAATAATATCTTAATATTTACAATACAATCAGGTCATTACCATAATGCTGATATAATAGATTTAGATTATCCTAATAACAGCTCCGCTTATGAGAAGGCATTCGAAGATTACAGCTCCGCTGGCTATGCTTGTATTAAACGAAAATTTAAGAATATTGAGAGCGTTAAAGAAGGACTATTTGAAGGCTTCTTTTCGGTCGAAAATACAAAAAATCATTTAAAAAAAGAATATGAAACTCATGTAAATCAAATTATACGAAGCTTTCCAGAAAATAGTGAATATAAGTATATTAACTCAACTTATGATATAAATAATAAGAAAGGAGAGTTGAATCCAATTGTCGAAATCACAAATAGATTAAATGAAAAAAAACCAATTCTCTTTATTATTGAAGCAGCAGCTGGTTTTGGTAAAACATGTACAGCTTATGAAATTCTAAATCATATTGTAACGAAAGAAAATAATATGGTTCCCTTATTTAGTGAACTATCAAGAAACAGGCAAGCAAAAATTTTTCATTACGTACTTTTAGATGAAATTGATAGAAGTTTCCCCAACCTAAAATCACAGCTTGTAAAAGATCAAATACTTAAAGGAAAAGTACCAGTTATACTAGATGGTTTTGATGAATTACTACACAATCCTAATAAGCATGAGCATAATAATTCATCAACATATAATACTGAACCTATGCTCAAAACAATTAGTGATTTGCTAACCGAATCTGCAAAAATAATTCTAACTTCAAGAAGAACCGCGTTATTCGATGGTGATGATTTTGCAGAATGGGTAGATGAACATAAATCTATGTTTGATATATATAGAATAAAAATTAATGAACCAACAATTACAGATTGGCTTCCACAAGAGAGGTTCCAAAAATTAAATCGAACTAATTATCCTATCTTAAAATTAAATAATCCCGTTTTACTTTCTTATTTAAGATTTATTTCAGATGATGAATACACTAATTGTATAGAAAATCCAGAGTTGATTATTGATAAATATTTTCTAAGTATGTTAGAGAGAGAAAGAAAAAGACAGGCTCTACAACTGTTACCAGCTGAACAATCTCTTATTCTTAAAAGTATTGCTCAGTACTTTATTGAGAATAATTATACAACTGAAGATAAGGAGTTTTTACACTTACATATTGAAGATAAATTTGAAATGCTATTAGAAAACGCTCGAAAATATTATCAAACAGAAGATAGACCTAGTACTAATGAACTTATCAATAAATTAACTAGCCATGCTCTTCTTGACAGATCCGGAAATAGTGAGGAGAGAATAGGTTTTGTTAATGATTTTGTTTTAGGTCATTACGTAGTTCCAAACATTATCGAAACTGAAGATTGGCTAGGAGATAAGATTTTTATTGAACCTGCAGTTACAGCAACTACACCTACATGTGAAGATAAAAGAAATGAATTATGGGAAAGTTTAGGTACTTATTTTTATCTAGAAGATAGTGATTTAAATTTAAAAGTCACATCCTCAATGAAATTAAAAAGTGGAATTTTCTTTGATCTTACTAATCAATTATTAGACAGAGTCAATATTTCTAATCTTACTCTTGGTGAGAACACTAATTATGTTAAAAACTTTACTTTTTATAATTGTATGTTTACTAATGTAGAATTTAATTTAGACAATTTCACAGATGTGGCTTTCGTTGAGTGTAAGTTCTTTGATTGTAATTATAACGGTTACTCATCCTCATTAATTGAAATGGGTTGCACAGGTCAAGATGATATTTTTTATGATTTCATCACTAATCTAAATAAAGATAACGAAAAAATAGAGGGAAATTCTGAAGATACATTCAATGAAATTGAGCTGTCTATTTTAGATAAATTTTGGCCAAAAGGAAGCTCTTCATTGCATAAACATAGACATCATAATGCTATATGTGGTTATTCAAAATACTCACTGACTGATTTAATAAAAAATCTTAAGCAGTTAAAAAGAAGGAAAATACTGCTAACCCCTGATAAAGAAGATTTTTATGAAATAAATTTTGAATTTCTGCCACTAATTAAAGATGCTCTTGGGAAAAATGATTAATGTCTCTACAAAATACTCATTATCTTAGAATTTTAAATGAATTAACACGACAGATTGATAGTGAATTTAACAAAATAGGATTGTTATATCGTTTGTTTGGACGAGTAAAAACACCTGACTCTTTAAAAAACAAATTGGAATTAAATCCCCAAAAATATCAACCAGATGAAGGTGGAAAAAAAATTCAAGATGTTATTGGCTTGCGAATAACACTATATTTTACTGATGATGTAGATATAGCAATTGAAATCCTAAAAAAAATTTTTGTATGGGATCAAGAATCTTCTAATATTGATGGGTATAGTCAAAATACTTTTGATGCTACAAGATGTAATTTAATTTTTGCATTACCAAGTGAACAATGCCATACAAAATATTTGGATGATGAAGGATTTTGTGATAACACATTTGAAGTCCAGATCCGCACCGTGTTTTCTGAAGGCTGGCATGAAGTAGAACACGATCTTAGATATAAGCATAAAGATGATTGGAAAGATTTCGAGGAGTCTTATAGAACACTTAATGGTTTTCTTGCAAATTTAGAAACAGTTGATTGGGGTATTTTGCAACTTTTATCCGATTTAACTTGGAAACATTATAAAGCTCAAAATTGGGAAGCAATGCTGCGCAATAAAATGAGAGTCCGAATATCTAAACCTAAAGAAAATTTAGATGAAAAAATTTTGGAAATACTTAATAATGATCCTAATGGTATTGGAAAACATATTTTTAGGGCTAACAGAAAAAAAATTCTTAACTTTATTTTCGAAAATAAGTTACAGATACCACTAACTCTTAGTAATCTTGTCTACATTATTAATGAAGTTGAACCTTACAACTCTAGTATAACGGAAGTAACCCCACCAGTTATTCTAAATAAAATTAGAAATAACTGATAAGGTTATTAGTAGGTGAAGATAAATTAAATTTACCTTCGCCTATTTTCCTTCAAATCAGAAAAAATTATAGACTTTTCGACATTTGAATAATTATTTATCATTAACAATTTTTGTGAAAATTGGATGTCATTCCTTAATTCAAAAAAACCATTAAAAACAAATAAAAACAAATACTTAAAATAGCCAATAATCTTTTCTACTTTTTTTATTAGTGTACTAATTAAATTTTTCATTTTTATACCACTTTTATACCATCATTAGAAATGGTGTTGTATTTGTACCCTACTATAGAAAATTTTTCAATACACAAAAAAAGATTTAACACAATAGACATATATATGAACAGTAACATAAATACTAACAAGTAATTTTAATTACTAAATGTATTGACTATTTTAGTAAGTTAACTTACCTTTATCTCATAGCAAACAAAAAGCCCCGGAACTTTGGACGGAAACGGGGCTTTGCAAAACTGCGAGATCAATTATGAACGTAAAAGCTACCCCTTTCAACTCATTTGCATTTGTCAGCATGGCTGCACTTGCAATCTCTGGTGGTTCTTTAGTTGCTTGTCAGCTACAACCAGCTTTCCAAACAAAAGAAGCTCCTTCTCTATTTACTCCTAAGACTCAACCAAGTACTTACGGTGTGTTAACCGCGAAAATCACAGGTAAACATTCTGGCGTTGCTGTAATTAAATTAGATAGCTTCCGTTTAAACGTTAGCTTTGATTTTGAAGCTCATCCAGACAGCTACGGCGTTCCGGGTTCTGAATTCACCGCTGTTGATATTACTCAACTCACTGTAAATGAAATCACTGATATTAACGGTAAGTCATATAACGATTTCACCGAATTTGAAGACATCCGAAACATCAATGACCTTCTAAAAGGCTTCATCGAACGTAATAAGTTGGTGGAGGCTTAAAGATGACTAATTTCAAAAAACACCCTGACGGCTACAAGTCATTTTTAGGCCGTGATGATAAGGGTCTCTACTCTGTTCGTATTGGCTGGCAAGTGTACGCATCTAATGCTAATGGCTCAGTTCTTTACAAAGTTAAAGACGGAGTTAAGACGCCTTTAAATGTGTTCAGGTTCCAAACTTCTTATCCAAAAGTTTGGAATGAACTCACACAAGAAATCGATTTCCAACGCAGAAAGCAGCTCGCAATAAAACTGCGTGAAACAAACATCCCTACACGTGACCGCAAAGCTTATAAAACTAAGCGCGGCTTCACTGGCTCAAGATAAGGATAAGAAAAATGGCTTTACCGATTATTACTGCTGACCAAACTTTATTGGTTCAAGCAATTATTGTGTACCTTTACGCTGATCCGGGTTTAGGTAAATCATCGATGGGCTTTACTGCGGAAAAAGCAATTTCTTTTGACTTTGACCGTGGTGCTCACCGTACTGGTGAATTACGTCGTGGTGCGGTTGTACAGGTTCAACAATGGAGTGATGTTGCAAACCTTACTCCGCAGGACTTAGCACCATATAAAACCGTAGTCATTGATACCGTGGGTGCAATGCTTGAATGCATTAAAACCCACCTGTTACTTACGGCAAATAACCGTCAAAAAGATGGTTCTTTAAAGTTAAAGGCTCAAGGTCTAGCGAACCAAACCTTCAAGCAATACATCAATACTTTGATCAGTTTAGGTAAAGATGTTGTTTTCATTGCACACGCATCAGAAGATCAAAACGGTGATCAAATTATTTACCGCCCAGATCTAGGTGGTAAAAACCGTAACGAGCTTTACCGTATCGCAGATGTCATGGGTTATCTAACAACTGTTACTACAGGTGAAGGTAAAAATGCCCGCGTTATTAATTTCAAACCTTCGCCTACACATCATGCGAAAAACTCAGGTGCTTTAGGCGGTGAAACCGGTGAAGTATGGGTACCTGATCTTAAAGCACACCCTACTTTCTTGGCTGACCTGATTACTCAAGCTAAAGATCACATTAACACCTTAACGCCTGCACAACTTGCAGCAGCTAAAGCCCAAGAAGAGCTAGAAAACTGGAAACAAAGCTGTGAAGAAGCTGAGCATGCAGGTGACCTTAATCAATTAACCGAGTCTCTTGATAAAGAACACATGTATTACCAGAACATGCGACAAGCAATGTTAATGAGAGCTAAAGCATTGAATTGCACGTTTGATAAGCAACGTGGCACTTGGATTAGTCCACCTGAATTTAACGGTATCTCAGATCAACAAAGAGATGAACTTCAAAACTTCATAGCTGAACGCGGCCTAGACGTGAAAACAGTTTGTGAACACTTCGGCATAGATGCCCTTATCCAAATTGAAGCAGCAAAACTGCCAGCAGTTAAACAAGACATTGAAACATTAGCTAAAACGGGGATGATAGCATGAAAGAACATTGTGAATGGATAGTTAGAGTTCAAAGTACACCAGGCTTTTACGCCCAGTATGAAGGCAATGTAAAAGTTTGGGCTGACGAAGATTCAGATGAAGAAACCCTCTTTCGTGCAGCAGTAAAAGAACTTGGCCGAGGCGCTTTTTTTGATCGTAAGCACCTAAGTTTTTGGAAATTAGTTTCAGTTAAAAAAGGATAAAAACATGACAAATTTAATTACTGCTCAAGAAGCATTTGCAGCTCTTCAAAAAGGTAAAAATATTCTTTGTCGTCCATCTGGCGACATGCTGGACTTCGCAGATTTATCTGAGTTCCCTGCAACTGTGTTTGCAATGTCTGGTTATGAGTATTGTATCAAACCTGAACTAATTGAATTGGCTGGCATTACATTCACAAAGCCATTAACTATTGATGAGTATGAAGAAGGTCAGGATGTTTTTGTAATTACTACATATTCGCCTTCTATTTACGTCGTGAATTTTAAAACCACCGCATTAATTGATTCTATTAACTGTGGCTTCGTTCAACGTGATGCAGAAAACGCCAAGCTTCAATTAAAAGCACTGTCCAAAGCGTTAGGTTTTGAAGTTAGTGACGATTTAAGTGTTATTCGCTTAGGTGATGAAAAAAAGAAACAGCGTGGCAAGAAATCAAAAGCAGAAAAGTCTATTGAAGTTATTTCTGCAGAAATTCAACCAACAATTGTTATTACCGAACAAACAAATGTCACCACATCTGAGGATCTGTTAGTTCCAGAAACTAACGAGCCTAAAGTAGATCCAGAATATCAGCAAACCCTAGATACTCTTCTACAGCGTGTAAAAGAGTCAAAAACACCTGCAGAAGTAAATGCGGTTTATCGTTATACCCGCACATGGGATGACGAACAAATGAAGCCTATCCTTCTCGCCACTCACAAACGTCTTGAAGAGCTAGAAAAAGAAAAGGCATCTGCTAATGAGCCACCCTCTTTAATGGTTCAAATCCAAACTGCACCAGACCTTACAACGCTAGATGCTTTGGAAATAGATGTGGCCGCACGAGATCCACAGATTCAATCACGACTCATGGATTTTGTTAAGAAACGTCGCTTTGAGTTAGAAAATCCAGCAGTTTCTCAACCAGAAGCAGACCCTGATTATCTATTAGTGGATGGCTTCTAATATGAAAGATCAGTACAAGAAAGTGAGTCAAAAACACATGCTTGGCTTTATGTACTACTTGCAATTGCTGGGCTATGTAATAGTCCGGCAAGGCATGGATCAAGCAATGTTTCTAACAAAGCATTATGCGGTACCAGTCGCTTGGCGGCGAATAACAATCGACTATCACAACCGATTAAACAAACCCGCTCAACAACTTTATAAAGAGTTTGTTGAGTGGACTAAAGAAGAATATTTGAGGGCTTAGGTAATGATTGATCTAAATAAAAAAAGAGAAGCTTTTGAAAGATTTCATGCCAAAGAATGTAATTGCAGTTATGAAAGTTTAAAACGTCAACTAGATAGACAAGAGGCACTAACAGGACACAGATATTTACCAACTAGTCCTCGTCATGAAGCTTGGTTGATTTGGGATGCCGCATGGAATGACGCCAGTGCTCAGGTGTTGCCAACTTGGATCAGCGTGGATGATGAATGGCCACCTACTGACATAATGGTACTTATTTGTTGGGCTGATGCACCTGATGTTACCCCCGAACAAGACTATATGACTATTGATGAAGATTTAAATAGTGTATGGGCAAATTATCATAATGATCCGCCTTCACACTGGATGCATTTTCATAGTGTGCCAAACGTATCTGGAGCTGAACAATGAGCATAACACTTAGCGGTCATCAACTAAAAAGCCTTCTCGAATTTGTAAATCCAGATGGTGAGAAAGATTTAGATCAACTTGATAATGAACTAACAATTAAATTCTTTGAAGATGGCCACAGTGGAAAAGGCTATTACTTTTGGATGACCGAATATCCAGAAGAAGGTGCAATGAAGTTGGATATTGAATCGGGAGCTGAGGGATGAGTGAATTTGAAATACTTGAATCAGCACCAAAAGATGCTACCCATTATTTTCTTGTGCCTAATGGATCTGGTGAACCTTATTACGTTCTTGAAAAAGAAAAAAAGTTCTACTGGTTTCACGGTCAGGATGAAATAACTAAGCCACACATTTTAAGTTGGATTAAGTCAATTGAATCACTGAAAGAAGTTAAAGCGGAAAGTAAGGAGGGGTAAGGTGGATAAATATCTGACATCTAACAATGTGTGTGAGATGTTTCATATTACTAAACGCACACTTAATCGGTGGGAAATTAACACACCTTGGGGGATTCCATTCCCAGCCCCGGCATTAAGTTCTGAGGGCGGAACAATGAAAAGATACCTCGCTACTGATGTAATGAAGTGGGAGGAAGAATGCCAGCAAAAGAAGCAACTAAAAAAAGCTATATAA